CCTAAACAATGACAGACGCAACACAGCATTTGTTGTTGGCGACAGTCCAATGAGACTTGCAAGCGGTTCAACAGCAATACAAAACTGGGCAACTAATGTAAATGCGGCAGTAGTTGACGGCGAAGACGGACTGGTAACAAGTGATCCATACATGGCAGTGTTTTACCCAAGTGGCAGAACAACTGATTTAAGCGGCAACAGTGTTGCAGTTCCAAGTTCACATGCAGCGTTGAGAACAATCATCCGCAGTGACGATCAATCGTTCCCATGGTTTGCACCAGCTGGTACAAGACGCGGTCTACTAGACAACGTTACAAGCATTGGTTATGTAAACAGCACAACAGGTGAATTTGTTGTAGACAACATCACTGAAGGTGTACGCGATACATTGTACAGCAACCGTATCAATCCAATGACATTTATTAATGGTTATGGCTTGATGAACTATGGTAACAAAACTCGTGCAGCAGGTACAAGTGCATTGGATCGTATTAACGTTTCAAGACTTGTTGGTTACTTACGCAAGACACTGCAGGATTATGCTGTAAACTTTGTGTTTGAGCCAAACGACAAGATCACAAGAGACGAATTAAAAGAAGGCATTGAAGGCATTCTTAACGATCTAGTTGCAAAGCGTGGCGTATACGATTACTTGGTTGTTTGTGACGAAACAAACAACACAAATGATAGAATTGATAGAAATGAACTTTATGTTGATATTGCTATCGAGCCTGTCAAAGCAGCAGAATTCATCTTTATTCCAATTAGACTTAAGAATACAGGTGAGATTGCAGCAGGTAATGTTGCAGCAGCACAGACAGTGTAAACCACGTCATAACACACTTAAAAAGAGGGGTTTTACCCCTCTTTTTTTATGATCTTAGTATTACCCCCTATTTTTTTGTGGTCATATTACGATAAATAGTTTATAGGAAATAAGGAGATTGATTGATGTCAGTATCATCACTTAGTAAATTTACAGTCCCACTAGATAGTGACCAGAGTGCCAGCAGCCAAGGTCTGCTGATGCCAAAACTAAAATATCGCTTCCGTGCGGTATTTGATAACTTTGGTGTATCAACACCAAGAACAGAAATGACAAAACAGATTGTAGACATTACACGCCCAGACGTTACATTTGAGGCAGTTGACATTCCTGTATATAACAGTACAGTGAAATTGATTGGTAAGCACACATGGAGTGATATGACAGTTAACTTGCGTGATGACGTAAATGGTAATGTTTCAAAGCTGGTAGGTGAGCAACTTCAGAAGCAATTTGATTTCATGGAACAAGCATCAGCAAGTTCAGGAATTGACTACAAATTCATTACAAAGTTTGATATCCTAGATGGTGGTAACGGCGCAAGCACACCTACTGTTTTAGAAACTTGGGAAATGTACGGTTGTTTACTATCAGGCGTTAACTATGGTGATTTGAACTATAGTACAAATGATCCAGCAACTATAGCACTTACAATAAGATTTGATAACGCTATACAAACACCAATTGGTACTGGTGTTGGTGCAAGCGTAACACGAGGAACCGGCGTAACAATCACCGGCTAATAGGGACACAAGCAGGTGGCGTTAACTTCTAACATCAACAATTTCCTTAAACCTTTTGGCAGCAATGATAACAATAGTTTGCGAGACTATGACCATGCGTCTCGCACATTTCGTGCAAATGCTTATGCGCTGCATCCTCGCCTATCAGCACTGTTTTTCTGTGTTTTCAATTTTGCACCAGATGTTGCAAATAAGTTTACTAATGAAGATAAAATTGAATTGCCACTGATGGTAAAAAGTGTGCAATTACCAAGTTATACCATTGATGTGCAAGACCATAATCAATACAACAAGCGTGTATACAGTCAACACAAAATAGAATATGGCGACACCCAAATAACATTTCATGATGATGCACAAGAATTAGTGTTAAAAATGTGGTACAATTACATGACACACTATTATCTTGACAGCACATATACTACAAATGATTTCCAAGTTCGTGACAGGTACACAGATAGAACGGCAAGTGCATTTGGTTATGCAAATGGTAACACAAAATTTTTTAGTAACATACAAATCTATTCGTTACAAGATGGAAAATTTAGTGAGTACACTCTTGTTAATCCTATCATAAGTGCATTTCAACATGGCACTCATACTGCTGGCGAGTTTACTCCTATGGAACATACCATGACTATCAAATACGAAACTGCGTTATACGGTAGTGGAACAGTTAGTGATCTCAATCCAAAATCATTTGTTAACAACTTACACTATGATACAACTCCAAGTCCATTGGGTAACATTCCAGCTGACTCAGTGTTTAGAGGACCATTTGGAGATTTGTTAAACTCAAACAGTATATTTAGAACAATTGGTACAACAATAGACAAAGTTAATCGTATTGTTCCTGGAGGCAGTGACCAATTGATTGGCAAAATAAATGAAAGTTTAGGTACAACAAGTTTGTACAATGAAGTAACACCACTGGTAACTAGTGCAATCAAAATCAAAGAAGGTCAAGATCCTCTAGAAGTACTGCGTAGTTTACCAAGTGTAGAAAATGACAACCCAAGTGTAAACACCCCACAAATTGTGAAAAGTAACAGCACTGTGATTGGCAACAACACATATACAAGACAGCAAAACCTAGATATTGACATTGGTAGTCCAGTTGTACAACCTACAAACTATAACAGTGCTGCTCATCCACGCAAGATAAGCGACACCTACGTTAGTAAACCTAATCCGTTACCTGTTACAAACAATGCAAATCTTTCTATCAAAAATCTTCAATTGGAGAATAGAATAACCAGTATACAGAATAGTCTCAATGAGTCAGCAAGTGGTGTTTCTCCGTTGACTGCTGAACAAACTGCAGCCAAACGCAAAGAGTTGGCTACTACAACACAACAGTATACTAACCTCAATGGACCATCTGCACTATCAAGTTGGCAAAACAAAAGTGGTGTTACAATAGATCCTAATGTTGGAGTCAGTCCAAAAACACAAAGTCAGAATCTTGCAAATACAATTTCTGTAGAAATTTAATGATAAGTAGTTTAGAGGATTTGCAATGGCACAAACAATTAATCTTCCAATCACTGATGTTAGAGACGACGTGGATCTACGAATTAACGAGTACTTTGCTGATTATTTTAAAACAGAAATCGCAATAGACCCAGCACAATATGACCTTGTAAAATCATTTTTTCTGCAACGCACAAACAACAATTTGGAAGCAGCAAGTGCTTTGACCAGTGCAGTGCTTGTGACTTGTTATGAACTAAAGGTATTTCCGCAAGATATTATTACACAGTTTGAATCTAGCAATTTAAAAAATAGTATTACAGCATTTTTAAATCTTAGCAGAACAGGAAATGGACTGTTAGGATTTAGTAAAAATTTACAACCTAGTTCAAATACACAACGACAGATAAGAGTATAATGGCTAGAGGTAAGTGGGCCAACGGCTTATATGAAATGGCCAATCCAGAAAAGTATGCAGGGATTAAAAAGCCACGATATCGCAGTGGATGGGAACATGCATTCATGCGCTTTTGTGATAACCATCCAAGTGTTATAAACTGGGCCAGTGAAAGCATACAAATACCTTATCGCAATCCGCTCACAGGCAAGCAAAGTATCTATGTGCCAGACTTTCTAATTGTTTATCAAGACAAGGGCGGTAAGAAACGTGCAGAACTTATAGAAGTCAAGCCAGAATCACAAACACGGCTGGGTGCAAAGACAAGCAATCATGATAAACTTGCTATTGCAATCAATCATGCTAAATGGGAGGCTGCAGCCAAATGGTGCAAACTAAAAGGATTGCAGTTTCGTATTGTAACAGAAAACGATATTTTCCATAATGGAAAAAAACGCTAAGTAAATATGAAGACTTGTGAAATTTGCAACAAAGAATTTGAATGTGAAGCAGATTATAATTGTTGGTGTATGAAATTTCCAATTAAGGCTTTTGACACTAGTGCAACAGATTGCTTGTGTCAAGATTGTTTAAAGGATATACATGACAAAAAAATTAGAAGAACTTTTTGATGTAGAAACTAGTGAAGATGTGGTTGATCGTATGCTTGCTGCAGAACCTGCAGAACCAAAGCCACTCACTGTGACAGAAATAGAAACAGCAATGGGCAAAGTTGACAAAATTGATGCAGCACTGCCTAGTGTAAGTGATCTTGAATCCTCAGACCGAGAAATGGACGAGATTGCACAACTTGCACAAGACACATTCAAAGACCTAATGGATTTGGGCATGAATGTAGAAGCACGTTTTAGTGGCGAAATATTTGGCAATGCTGCTAGAATGTTGGACACTGCACTGAATGCTAAGGCACACAAAGTAAACAAGAAACTGCGCATGGTTGATTTACAACTCAAAAAGGCAAGTTTGGATGCAAGACTAGCCAAAGAGCAACAATCAAATGGTGATATCAGTACAGATGGCGAAGGTGTTGTACTTGATCGTAACACACTATTACAGCAAATACTGGATAAAAAGTAGCAGTTAAAGCATAAATACACTATAAGGAAATAACAACGATGAAAAGTTTTAAAAGTTATTTGATGGAAAGCGAAAAAACTTATAGTTTTCGTATTAAGATTGCAGGTGATTTAGACAATGATCGTATCGATGCATTAGAAACTGCACTGGAAAAATATGAACTAAAAAGTCTTAGCAAACCTAAGAAAACTCCTATCCAGGAGCATCCAATGGACTTTCAAACACTAAGCAACAGTGAAGTACACATAATGGATGCAGAGGTAAACTATCCAGTAACTGCTCATCAACTGTATGAGTATCTAACACAAAAAGGTTGCTGCGAAGCACCTCACCTCGTTGTTATTAATAAAAACCATCCTGAAGAAATTGCTCGCGAAGAGGCTCTAAAAGGAGACGAAGAGTACAG